ATGTGAATAAGTTAGTATCTTAGTAAAAAATTTAATTATATGCCAACTCCATTATACAATCGAACTAAACAATGTTTTCGTGTAATTCAAAAGCGAAAGGATAAACCTAAAGAAGTTTACGATGATTCACCAAAAGAATGTTGCGTTCCAGAACTTGTTTTAGCTTCTGTTACAGACCCTACTACTACATGGAAGAACGATATTACTTCTGCATGGTTTAAATTAGATGATTCAACGGTAGATACACTTGAATTTAAGTTGTACAAACAAGTTAATGGTGTTGATGTTTTAGCTAATTACCAACCTACTAAAACTCCAGTAGTAGTTAATCCTAACGGAACTGACTTCTACGCAACTATTCCATGGAAAACAGTCTTATCTACAGATGGTGAAGGTTGTTATACTTATAAACTTGAATGGAATGTTAGCGGTGTAGTCGGCACTACTGAATGGGGTGAATATCAATTGCTTACTTATTCTACTGACACAGCTAAAGGAACAATAAGATTACGAGTAGTATTAAATCAATTTAACAACATTGAAAGTATTGACTTTACGAATTCTAAAGTTCAAGATAGTTTGCGTTTTACAGGTTTCTTTGGCAAACGTGAACCTACATTTGTAATTGACAACTTAGTATATCAAGACAGAAAATCATATAACGTACAACGTGAAACAATCAATAACTACACATTATCTACTGACCCTATTAGACAGAAATATTCAGATAAAATTGTTGATTTGTACTTACTTTCAGAATTTGAACTTTATGCTTCCGACCACAATCCATTTAATTTCACTTCTGAATTTAAAGATACGGAACTTATTGTTGAGGAATCACCAACGCTAGAATATATAGATTTTACTAACTTTGTTAAAATAACAGCGAAGTTACAAGATAAGAAAAAAGATAAATTAACTAAATACAATGGCTAGAAGAAGGTTTTGCGAAGGAATGATAGTAGAAGGTAAGAAAGTCAAGGAAGTCTTTAAAGATGGTACTGGATATATGCTGACTTTTACTGACGGTACATGGAAAATATATAAATGATAAATTATGGGAATTTTTAAACGTATTGGAGATAAAACTCCAAAGAAAAACAAAACAATAGGAGTAGTAACTACTGTACTTGCTGGTACTTCTTTGACTATTGCAGAAAGTGGATTGGTAGACCATAAACCACTTCTTAAGATTGGATTGGAAATACTATCAGCTAAACTTGGTGCTATAGCAGTTTATAATGCACAAAAAGTAGAAACAGATGGAGAAAATAAGTAACCATATATCATTTAAAGAAGCTACGTATTCAAATACTGCATTGGACAAAGGTATTTCAAACGAACCTAACGCAGAACAATTAAGTAACATGAAACGTGTTGCTGAATTAGTATTTGAACCACTTAGAGCATGGTATGGAAAACCAATTAAGATTAATTCTTTTTTTCGTTCTGAAAAACTAAATGTAGCAGTTGGTGGCGCTAAAAATTCAGACCATAAATTTGGAAGGGCTATTGATATTTCAGCTGGAAGTAAAGTTGAAAATAAAAAACTTTTTGATTGGCTTAAAGCAAATGTTGAATATGACCAATTGATAAATGAGTATGATTACCGATGGATTCATGTATCTTACAATATAAACAAGAATAGAAAGCAAGTTTTAGTTATAAAATAACTATATTTGTTACTCGTTCTTTTCTAAACTTTTGCCAGAGTTTAAACGCAAGGATTAATTTCTTTGCGTTTTTTTGTGCAAAAAAGATTTTTATCAGAAAAGAATAGTTATATTTGCAGAAACTAAAACATTTGGCAATGGAAAAAGAAAAATTAATGAGTTATGTATTAGGATATAAGCCTGACTACATAGATGAAAGTGAAGTTGTATTTACTTTCTTGAATCAATCAGAATTACAGATTAACTGGAGAGGTATTTCACGTAAGTTTTGCGTGTATGGTACTGAATGGTGCCCTATTGAGCAAGAGGATGATGAATGGTTTGATAATGGTTATTGCTTTGAAACAGAAGATTTAATGCAATTTACCAACTTTGAAGAAGAAAATACTTGTATTCATTGTGAAGGTAAAGGAAGTTACGAAGATGATACAACTCATTTATGTACAAAACCTGCGAGTCAATGTTGTGGCGGATGCTCGTCAATGGTAGAATGTGATTGTGAATTATTTTATCCTTTATAGTATGAAAAGACCTAATCTAATAGACCGAATAATGTTTTTCGATAGATTCGATACAGATAAGTACACGGAGTTTTTAGAAGCAAGAAAAGTTAAAGAACCTATTGAAGCAGAAAAAGTAGAATTTAAAAGTAATTATGGTTGCTTACAAATGATTCAAACGTTCTTATATATTGTATTGCTTTTACTTGTTATTGTTGCACTTTATAAATTTATTTAAAATGATTAACGGACATATTGAATACACACAAGAATTAAACGACGAAGAATTAATGTTAGCTAATATATTAGTTTCAGCATTTAAAAAACGTACTAAAGATAATCCAGTAACAGCACCAGAGATTGTATCTGGAGTAAATGCAATATACCACTTACTCAAAAGTTTTCAGAACGTAGATTAAGAAAGATAATCAACTATTATCGAACACAAGGTATTTTACCTATTATAAGCACTTCTAAAGGGTGTCATACTTCGTATGAAGTAGAAGATATACAACACATGATTACTTCGCTAAGTCAGCGCGCAAATAGTATTTTAGAAGCGTGCTATGGATTACAGAGAATTATTGAAAAACAAAATAAATAAAATATGAAAGAAAATTTATATGTAGTGTTATTTAGTGGTGGAAGAACAAGTGCTTTCTTATCTAAATACATTAAAGAAAATCCAAAATATGAAAACGTATTATTTTTATTTGCAAATACTGGTAAAGAACGTGAAGAAACTTTAGAATTTGTAGATAAATGCGATAAAGAATTTGATTTAGATGTAGTATGGTTAGAAGCCAAAATACATGAAGAAAAAAGAAAAGGCACGACTTATATAATGACTAATTTTAAAGATGCAAAACGTAATGGAGAACCATTTGAACAAATGCTATCTAAATATCCATTACCTAATAACATGGCGTCTAATTGTACAAGAGAATTAAAACAAAGACCTATTGACGCTTATTTAAGAGAATTGTATTCAGATTTCAATATAATTAGAGTTGTAGGTATTAGAGCAGATGAATCACATAGAAAATCAAATAGTGCTATTAAGGAACAGATTATTTATCCTTTATGTGATGAATTAATAGTTGATAGTAAATTTATCCGTAATTGGTGGGATAATCAAATTTTTGACTTAAAATTAAAAGATTATGAAGGCAATTGTGATTTATGTTTTAAAAAGTCATTAAAGAAACGATTGACAATTATAAAAGAAAATCCAACCGTTACTGATTGGTGGTTAAAAATGGAAAATAAATATAGTTCCGAACAAATACCAAGATTTGATTTAAGAACAAATTTAAGTATTGAGTCTTTAGTTGAAATGGCAGAAAGACCATTTAGTAAAGCAGAAGATTTACATGAATTATCTAAACAACAATGCAATTTATTTGATTTTGAAACAGATTGTTTTTGTAAAGCAAATTAATTAAAATAATTTACTATATTTGTTCCATCGAAGCGTGAGAAACTCCGAAAAACATTTTTTATAACACAAAGTCAAGCAACAAGGTTTTCTCACGCACCTTCGTTAGCTTGGCTTTTTTATTTAACTAAAAGTTACTGGTAATCTAAAAACCTTTATTTTATTATGGTAAGTTTAAAATTCCGTTGTCAAGAAACAAAAGAAGATTTTATTGAGATTGATGTTATTTCTGAAACAAGTTTGATTATTTCTATAACAGAAAATAATCACGAAACAGCAGTTAATTTAGATAAATCAACAGCTATTAAGTTATCTAAAGAGTTAAGAAAACAAATTGCTTTATTAGATTAGTCATGGCTGTATTTAGAAAAATTCACACATCTTTTTGGTCAGATACATTTGTTCAAGATTTAGATAATGACCATAAATTATTTTATTTATATATCTTAACTAACGAAAGAACTAAGCAATGTGGTATTTATGAAATATCAAAAAAACAGATTTCTTATGATTTAGGATATAGTATAGATAGAGTATCTAAGCTACTTAAATTCTTTATTGATAATGGTAAAATTCTTTATTCTGAAACAACAAAAGAGTTAGCAATTAAGAATTGGAACAAATTTAATGGTTCTACATCACCTAAAGTTGTAAGTTGCGTAAAATCAGAGCTTTCCAATGTAAAAGATACTATATTGATACAGTATGTAAACGGTATGTATACTGCATCGCAAGAAGAAGAAGAAAAAGAAGAAGAAGAAGATTGCGTTTCTAACGAAACTAAACCTACCAAAATTTCTTTTGAAGAAAGACAACAAAAATTCTTAGATTGGTTTAACAATAGAGTTTTATTTCATAAAGGTAAACTTGGTAACTTTTCTATATTATCAAAAACAACTCAGACTAATTTAAAAACTATTTTAAAAAATAATTATACTGGAGAACAACTTAACAAAGCATTTTTAAATATGTACAATTCAAAGTGGGTACAAGAAACAAGTAATTGTACACCGACTCATTTTTTAGTTGTAGATAATTTCCAAAGGTACTTAAATCAAGATTCTGATTCAAATAACGTAGTGCATACTAACATAGAATTAAATTGATATGTATAAGCAACTACACGATGTTTCAGCCGACTTGAATAGTCTTAGGGAACAAGGAATACAGCATGGTAAGTACATTGGTTGGGATTTTAACGCACTTCCACTTACAATCAAAGAAGGTAGCACAACTTATATCGGTGCTTCTCCTGCAAGTGGTAAAACGGAATTATGGTTTGAATTTCTTATAAACCTTTCTTGTCAGTACGGATGGAGACACATTGTATATTCACCAGAGACTGGAACTCCAGAGGAAATATTTGCAGAGTTATGTTATAAGTTTATTGGTAAACCATATATCAAAAGTCAAGGTAGAGAAATGAATATAACTGAAAGAACTAAGGCAGAATATTTTATTGGTGAGCATTTTGTGATAGTAGACCCAGTAGATGCAGATTTAACTATCGAAACATTTTATTCTTTATGTGATAGCATTGAAAAAGATTTAGGTAAAAGATTTCACACAACTACAATCGACCCGTGGAATGAATTAACGGAAAACTACGAGCCGAACGATTTAGGTAGGGAAGATAAATATTTGAGTAGAATTTTAGGATTAGTTCGTAAGAATGCAAGAAAGACAAATAGACATAATTGTGTAATTAACCACGTTAGAGACCAAGCACCAGTAACTAAAGATGGAAAAACTTACTATCCAATGCCAACAGCACGCGATTTCGCAGGGGGACAAGTATGGTTTCGTAAGGGTATGACTGTTTTAATGATTTGGAGACCACCTTACGGGATGGTAGGAGACGATGGTAAAATGTTTGAAGATAACGAAGTTCATATCCGAGTAGCTAAAGCAAAACCTAAAGGAACAGCAAAGGTTGGTATTTATAAAATGTTTTTAGATTTAGAAAGATACCAGTATTATATGCACGGACACATGGAAAGCAGAGTGTACGGAAATAGAAAGACTTATTCATACCAACATGAGATAACAGAAGAATTAGTAACAGCCAACCTATCTAATATCGGTAGAAGCCTAAATGAAGGTTTTAAAATGATTGAAGATAAAGATATGCCTTTTTAATTATGAATGAACTAGATTTAATACTCGCTAGAGTAAATATTAACACAACAATTGCAAAACTTAAACTAAGTACAGATGAAATAAAGGAAAAGAACCCCCAAAGAACCGATTTAACGAACTCAATGGAAGATTCCATAGGACAACTCGTTTTTTCAGTTTCGATGTATGACGTGCTAGAAAAAGAGTATAGAACGGCAAGATTACTTTCTCACAACTATTGCAGTCATATTATGCAGTTAGAAGAAAGAATTAGGTTATTAGAAAAACAAAATAAATTATTATTAGAAGGATTATGAAAGCAAGTGAATTAAAAATTGGAAATTATGTTACAGATGGGTATTATGATTCATTTAAAACCATATTTGAAGTAGAATCTATTAGTGAAAAAGGAATAAATCTTTCAATAGAAGATGATGGAAGATGGGGGGAAATAGCTGATAGATGGATTGAACCCGAATATGAATTTGATTTATTATTTGGAATACCACTAACAGAAGATTGGTTGTTGAAGTTTGGTAAAATTAATTGGCTTTATAAAGATACTCATGGATACTACACTACATTTAATAATAAAAGAATATACTTTAAATTTGTACATTCGCTACAAAATTTCTATTTTTGCGTAGAACAAAAAGAATTACAATGAAAAAATATTTAGATACAAATTATTTAGTTTTTGAAAATGGAGATATTATTAATCAAAAAACTAATAAGAAGTTAAAACCTCAAAATAATGGAAATGGATATTTAAAAGTAACATTGACTATTGAAGGTAAACAAGTGCAAAAATATGTGCATAGATTAGTTGCTGAATTATATTTGTTAGATAAATCAATTCAAGTAAATCATATAGATGGAGATAAATCTAATAATCATATTTCAAATTTAGAATGGGTAACTAATTCTGAAAATCAAAAACACGCACATAGAATTGGATTAAAAAAAAACGGAAATAAATTATGGAATGGAAAATTCTCACAAGAAGATATAAATTCAATTAAAAAAATGGATTTAGAAGGTGTTAAAAGAAAAGATATAGCAATTCATTTTAATTGTTCTAAATCAACAATAAGCGACATTTTAAACGGTAAAAGATACCTATACTTCATTTTAACTGGTGAAGAATTAACTATTAAAAATAAATAATTATGTGGAAAATTAATAAAGATGGTAAACAAATGGAGTTTACAGAAGAAATGATACCAGAAAATGCAGTTGGGTTTGTTTACTTAATGACAGCAATAGTAGATGGTAAATTTGTTAAGTACATTGGTAAAAAGAACTTTTATTCAGATGTAAAGACTAAACTCGGTAAAAAAGAAATGCCTACTGACAAGCGTTTAAAACAATACAAACGTGTAAGAAAGTTCACTTACAAAAATTACTATAGTTCCAATGAAGTATTAAAAGAGCATTACAAGAATGGAGGTAAAATAGAACGTATAATTATTGAGATTGCATACTCTAAAATCAAGTTGACGTATCTCGAAGTTAAGCATCAATTTATCAATGAAGTACTAGAAGACGAAAGTTATTTGAATAATAATATACTTGGAAAGTTCTATAAAACAACGAGTTAAGTGTTAAATATAAAATAATTGCATATTTTTACACAAAAAAGATTGTTTATCCACGAAAGTTGCGTAGATTTGTCAAAACAAAAGGCAAATAGTTATGAATGTAATGTTTAAAAAAGCGATTGAGTTCGCAGAAAATCTTGAAGGTAAAGCTACCCAAGACAAAGTTGATGAGTTTCACAACTTAATCACTTGTGTTATTTCCGAAGTAGAAAACACAGCTAAAGTAAATTCTCCACATATACCATACGTAGCTATGAAGGTTGAATATGAATTAATGGTTGTTCAGTTATTACTTAAAATGTTATTCGCTAAGGAAAGACAAAATAGAACAGTAGAGTTAGTAATCAATAATTTAAAATCGTAATGGAAAAAAGAAGTACAATCTTGCTTACTCCAGAGGTAACAGAAGCGATGGATATTGCATTTGCAATTGGGTTTCAGAAGCAAGAAAAAGAAAGAGTAAAAACAAAACCACAGCAAATTGCATACGCACTAGAGTTGTTGGTAAAGTTGCACAAGCAAAACAAAATAGATAACGTATTATTAATCGGATTAAAATAAAGAAAGATGGAAAAACATTTTAAATTAACATCAGAAACAAAAGTAAATATTTTAGGAATTACACTATATAGAATAGAACTTACTATTGACTGTAAATATGGTAAAATTGGTCAAAAAGGCGGATGGATAGAAAAAGAAGAAAATATTTCTGATAACGCATGGGTTTCTGGTGACGCAATGGTTTATGGTGACGCGCAGGTTTATGGTAACGCAAGTGTTTATGGTGACGCAAGGGTTTATGGTAACGCGCAGGTTTATGGTGACGCATTTGTTTCTGGTAACGCAAGTGTTTATGGTAACGCACAGGTTTATGGTGACGCAAGTGTTTCTGGTGACGCAAAGGTTTATGGTGACGCAAGGGTTTATGGTGACGCAAGGGTTTATGGTGACGCATTGGTTTCTGGTAACGCGCAGGTTTATGGTAACGCGCAGGTTTATGGTGACGCATTGGTTTCTGGTAACGCAAGTGTTTCTGGTGACGCAAGGGTTTATGGTGACGCATGGGTTTATGGTAACGCGCAGGTTTATGGTAACGCGCAGGTTTATGGTAACGCGCAGGTTTATGGTGACGCATTGGTTTCTGGTAACGCAAGTGTTTCTGGTGACGCAAGGGTTTATGGTGACGCATGGGTTTATGGTAACGCGCAGGTTTATGGTAACGCGCAGGTTTATGGTAACGCGCAGGTTTATGGTGACGCAAGGGTTTATGGTAACGCAAGTGTTTCTGGTGACGCAAGGGTTTATGGTGACGCAAGGGTTTATGGTGACGCATGGGTTTATGGTAACGCATGGGTTTATGGTAACGCGCAGGTTTATGGTAACGCATGGGTTTATGGTAACGCAACATCTACAAAAAAAGTTTTTACTTTAAATTTTGTTTATCAATTAACAGTGACTGATTTACATATTAGATATGGATGTATTCAAAAAACATTTCAAGAATGGGAGGAATGGTTAAATTCAGATAATGTCATACAAACAAAAAGAAGTGATGAAAAGTTTAAATTAATACGTTTATCACTTGAATTAGCATTAGAACAAAGTAAATTAATTTAAAAATAATAAATATGGAAGGTTTAGAATTAGAAATGAATGGTGCTACACATGTTTTAGCAAAGATTCAAAATGAAGTTAAAGTATTGAAAAACAACTACAATGCTTTTGGTAAATACAAGTTCCGTTCGGTAGAGGACATTCAAGTAGCTGTAAAACCAATTTTATTACAATACGAATCGGTTATTGTACTTTCAGATTCAGTAGTTGAGTTATGTGGTATTCCAGTAATACAAGCACAAGCAAAGTTTATTTGTCCATTTGGAGAGATTCACGTTACATCACAAGCTGGAGTTGATATTCATAAAAAAGGTATGGATATTCCACAGACATTCGGTACTGCTTCCAGTTACGCTAGAAAATATGCACTTGGTGGACTTTTACTTTTGGATGATGTAGCAGATTCAGACGCCACAAATAGTCATAAAGACGAACCTAAAAAAGTATTGCCAACTTGTTCAGATTTATTATTTGAAAAAGCAATAGCACGTTTTGAAGGTGGTGAAGCAGATATTTTTACTAAGTTGGCTACTACTTATAATTTAACTATTAAACAAGCGTTAGAAATTAAAGCTATTACAAATGGATGAGTTATACATGGAAATGCTTATGCAAGACCCAGAATACATGATGCAATTAGAATGGGAGCAGTCAAATGTTCCCAATGCTTAACTTAAAAAAAAGAAAGATGAAAGAATTAAATTTAGAACAAGGAACAAGAGAGTGGTTAGAAGTAAGAAAAGGTAAAATCACTGGTACAAGGCTAAAAGATGTTTTAAAGACTGATAACCTACCTGCAATTTATGAAATGATAGCAGAGTTAGGTTCAGATGAAATAGAAGAAACATTTACAACTAAGGCAATGCAAAGGGGAAAAGATTGTGAACCAATTGCAATATCACTTTACCAACACGTGACTGGAGTAGTAATTGATAGTGTTGGATTTTGTATTAGTGAAGACAATGAAATGCTTTGTATTAGTCCAGATGGATTTACGGCAGACAGAACTGGCGCAGTAGAAGTTAAGTCGCCAAATACAGCCACTCACGTTAAATATATCCTTGGTGATAGGATTCCAACCGAGTACCTTCCACAAGTGATGAATTACTTTCTTGTAAACACAAAATTAGAGTGGTTAGACTTCATTTCTTTTGACGATAGATATAAACCATGCCCTATATTTATAAAACGCGTTACAAGGGAAGAATTAAAAGACCAACTTGTAGAGGTAAATGAAAAAATAAATAAGTTCGTTGATAAATTCAATAAATACTACGAAAAAATAAGTTTATAATAAATTAAAAGAAATATTAGGATGAAAACTTTAATGTTAATTGGCTGGATAGCAACATGGTACGGAGGGAAGTTTAATGGAAACCACACCTATTCTGGTGAGATTTTCGATAAAAATAGAATGACTTGCGCTAGTAATCATTTTGAAATGGGTACGATTCTTAAAGTTACAAATGTTGAAAATCAAAAAAGTGTTATAGTTCGAGTTACAGATAAAGGTGCTTTTACTGGTAAAAAAATAGATTTGTCAGAAGGTGCTTTTAAGAAAATATCAATATTACAAAGGGGAGTTTTGAAAATAGTAATCAAGGTTTTAAAAAAGAAATAAAATGAAATTATTAAAAATTACAAGTCAATCAAGAAGGGATTTTTATGGAATTTATCAATGTGAGTTTTGTAATCACATAGAAAATGATGTATCTGGATATGATGATAGTTTTTTTCATAATAATGTTACACCTGCAATGAAGTGTAAAAAATGTAATGAATCTACAATATCTAAAGGTGGGGATATTCAGCAAGTACAAACAAAATATCAAGAATGGTATCAAATTTAAAAATAAATAAGATGGAAAATAAAACAAAACACGTGTCTATGTATGAAATTAATAAAACGGTAAACGAATTAAGAAATCTTTTAAAAGAAAAATATTTAGACGAAAGTCAAGAAAAAGAGAATTACCTTGATTTACCTATGAGAGTTTGTATGTTGTATGGAGTGATGCACCTTCATGGTGTAGGTGAAGAAGATGAAGTTCTCTATTATTTACACCTTCATAAAGATGTAAATACTGGCAACTTATCAATTAAGTACAAAGGTGATGACGGTACATTTTTATCTCACAAAAAAGTAATTAAAGCAATTAAAAAAGAAAATAATCTATAAAATGATACCATCACTAGCAAAGAAATTAAGCACGGAAATGTTGACTAATAGATTACAAAGACAACCGTTTAATCAAGCTATTATTAACGAACTGAGCAAACGTGCTAATAGAGTTTCTAAATGTGAAATAGAAGGTCGTAAACGAATAGAAAAAGAACTAGAGAAGTTTAGCACTAAATTACATTTAGGATATAAGAATGAAGCGTACGCAACAGAGGATGAAATGTTAAATGGATTTACTTGCACGTTTGAAGATTTAAGCCCAAGTGAACGTCAGATTTATAATAATGCTGTAAAAACTTGTAGAATATGAATAAAAAAATAATAATTGATGGTTTAAGGCTTGGATTAGGTAGTCAAGGGATTTGGACTCCTGAGTTAGAAGAAATTATTTTAGAAGAAATTAAAAAAAAAGAATTAGACGAAATAATCGAACAAATGATTAAAAAAGGATATGGTAAAAACTTTATGAATGGAGAGTTAGTTGTCGCAATGGTTGCGGATATTTTAGACATATTAAAAAATAAATTATGACAGCAGTAGAATGGTTGTATGGTAAAATGTACGAAAATAAAGGTCGTATATCAATTGAAATATTTGAAAAAGCAAAAGAAATGGAACGTAACCAGATTATAAGGGCTTGTAATTATTCTGAAATGAAACATGATGAGTTATTAAAACAAGCAATTGAAGAAAGAAGAACCATAGGAGAAGTGTATTACGATAAAATGATTAAGAAATGATTATAGAAACAAAAGAAATATACAAATGTGAATATTGTCGTAAAGTATATCAACGTAAAAATTTTGCAGAATTACATGAAGTAATATGTAAAAAAAATCCATTAAACAATAGAGCTTGTTTCGGATGTAAGTTTTTACTTAAAAAAGAAACAAGAATATATGTAGACCATCCTGTGATGGGTGAGTTTACATATAAGAAAGATTTGCTTTTCTGCGATAAAAAAGAAATTTATGTTTATCCTCCAATAGTTGAATATAAAGGAAATGCAGTTGATTTAGAAGATGAATTTAATGAGCCTATGCCTAAAGAATGTGTTTTATACGCAGATATAGATTTTTCAACAGAGTAACCTATAACACATGGCTAACCGCTACAACGTAGTGCTTATACAACAATAATTATGCCAGCAATTAAATAATAAACTTAAAGAAATATCTAATGATTAAAAGAAAATCTTGCTTTAGTTGTAAACGTAACTACCCATTGTTCTTATATCATATAAACACGTCTAAGTATATGCGTGAAGCTGATAAGGGTGTAACTATAGAATGTAGATTATGTACGTTTAAAAGAGCTAAAAACCAATCTGGATTAACGCAACGTGTAAACGGAAAGTTCGATTTTGTACCAATGAGTAGAATAGAGATAATTAAATATTGTTTAAAGAAATGATGTGTCCTAATTGCAAAAAAGAATTGTCGTGCGGTTGTAAATCATGTGCAGAAAGACCTGCAAAGTTTAAAAGAAACATAATGAAAGGAGATACAATACAATGTGGTTACTGTAACTTTAAAAGCAGTCACGATGTGTGGCTAGATTACGAATATAAGCAATATGATAAAAAGATAAGTAAGTAAATGAAATAATGCTATATTTGTCGCGATTATGATTATACCAAGTATGACTTGCCCGACAATAAACGAATCGATTGAATTAGTAATTGAATCCGATTTAGAAAACTATGATAAAGATTTAATTGTAGATAGCTTAGAACGTGTTAGGCGTGATAATATAAAACTTCGTGAATGTTTACACGAATTAAAGAAAATAAAGCCGATAGTTTCATATTAATTAGGGGTAATTGTTTAAATGGCTTTTCTCCAGTACATTACGTGCTGGAGTTTTTTGTTTTAAGAAAAATGGTGTAGCGATTTGAATTTAGAAAAATCCGTATAGCCCTCCATAATTTTCAATTTTAGATTTTTGGTATAGGAAAAATTGTGTAGTTTTTTCAATTTCAAATTTTTTGTCTAGCCCTTCAGAATTTTCAATTTCCAAAATTTAGTGCAGGAATTTCTGTATCCAGAATTTTGTTTCAGGAATTTTGTTTCAGGAATTTTTTTATAGCGATTTCAGTTTCAAAAATTTTGTCTAGCGATTTCATTTTAGGAATTTTAGTCCAGCGTTTTCTATAGAGAAAAATTTGTATCCACAGAACTAAGAAAAAGCAAGGAAGACCAGTACCATGTACTACTTGAATTGTAGGATATGATGGGTTTAAAGAAGTGCCAAAAAAATAAATACTACAAAAGACTTGTTTAATTAAAAAATAGTTTTATACACGTGTACACGCGTTCGTATTAATAGAGATGTTATTTGTGTTAATTGGTTGATATTCAGGAGAGAAGAAAATAATTAATATTTTTTGCACTTTTTTAATATTTTTTGCACTTTATTTAAAATATGTTTGTATATTTGTACAAGAGAAAGAAACAAAGAAATTAATTAAAACAAAAAGCCATGAAAACAAGAAACGAAAGATTAAAAGAATTATTTAACGATACACGTTATTTGAATGAATACATTGATATTAATAGTGTATTAAATACAGAGTATTATGATGAAATAACAAGTACAGATGAATTGTACAATGTACTTTGCGAACGTATCAACGAAATAGAGATAATTTATTACTCTACAGCAATGGAAATATTGAAAGAAGAAGACCAGAGCTTAACAGAGTCTTTGAATTTAGCTCATGAATTAAGCTATACACCTGAAAACCTTAATAGTGAGATATTAGCTACTTTATTAATTTGTGAACGATGTAACGATGAATTGAATGATTTTATACAAGAAGTAGAAAACGAAGAAATTTTTAACGATTAAAACAAAACAACATGGAAACTCAAAACATAACTTTATTTATTGAAAGTATAAATAACAAGATAACACAACTAGAAAGAACAAGCGAAATACTTGAAATAAGACGTTATAAACGTATTTTAAGTATCTGTTGGGATAATATAACAAAGAAATAATTTAAACATTTAAAACGAAAGAAAATGTATATAATAGAAATAAACACGACGGCATTTGAAGAAGAAAACTTTTATGCCCTAACAAACATACCAAGCGAAGATTTAGAAAGTTGTATATCTGACTTTTTAACAGAGGAAAGAACTAAAGAAATTGAAGATTATATGAATGAAGAAATAGAAAGATATGTAAATAATCATTTTAGTTTATGTAAATTAAATTACTTTGAAATCACAGAAATTGAATACTTATCAATATAATTTAAACCTTTAAAACGAAAGAAAATGAAAAATAGAAAATTTAAAGTTGAAATATATACAGACGTTTATGTTGATAGCTATGAAGAAGGCGAAGGCGAAAGAGTAAATTATTATACTAATGAAACGGAAGTTATTTCTACAAGCCCATTTGAAGCAATAGAAAAAGCACTTTATAAGTTAGGATTTGAATTTAAAAAAGAACATTCACAACTAGATGAAGAAAAAAACATTTGTTATTACTCAAACCTTTGCGACAATGATAACTTTGAAATAAACGAAAAAGATAGTTATTACAAAGAATGGAAAGAGGGTAAAAGAATACTTTACAGTAATAACCATACTATTAAAGTATACGAAGTAAATAACGTTTTAATTAATTAATATGAATGGAATACAACAATTAACCGTCTTAATCCTTCTCTATGTAGGATATACATTGATAAAACTAACATTGATAAACTTAATATAAATAACTATGAAGACATACACACTACCACAAATAAAAGATATGTATTACGACTATCTTAATAACTACCTAACAACGGACAGAATAGCAAACGACTATGGAACCACTAAACAAACAATACAAAGGATGTTTAATAAAATAAATCTACATTATAGAGTAAATAGAACCACGATAGTAGTTTATAAAGTAGTAAGCGAATCAACACTTGAATCAATTGAATACATACAAGTAAACAAACCAATTGAACTAATAAACGCAAAAGAATTAATACAAAATAAATATCCTAACCATATTATAAATAGATTAGGACAATAAACATACCTAACAAACAATAATACAAGCCTTTACATATAGTAAGGGCTTTTTTTATATACATACTTTACAATCCAATAAAAAACACACCAAAAACAATACAGAACAATACAAAGAATTTATATACAATTCCTGCAGTAAGATACCATAGATTGAAAATAATCTTTTGTCAAAAAAACCAAGTTCCTCCCATTTATACAATTCCACATCACCTGCAATTTAAAAAACACCACCAGGTAAACACCAGGATTAACAAACCACAATCAAACCAGGACGCAACCAGGATTAACCTGGTAAACAATAACACGTAACTAACTCATAAACAACAGATAAGACCCCCACCCCGTTGCTCATGGGAAAAGGGTGAAGTGCTATTCAGACACCTCTACAAAATTTCTAAAAAATATCATTTGTAATTTAAAAACACGTGAAAAATTTTCTGGGATTTTTTGCAATGCAATTTAAATGCACTGGGTATGCAATCACGTGTAACCTACACAGACGAAGGACTCTAGTCCTGAGATATCAGAACATTACAAACTGTTAAAGGTTGGGATATAGTTACTCCAAGTTACCTGAGTGGGCAGGAGTGTCAATCGTTGTCGTAAAACGACGTTGTCAAACGACGAAGTGAAGTTACAAGAAATAATTGACATTGTCAAGTGTTTTAGTGATATATATGTAATTATTTGTTAAGTGCTTAGTTTATTGCATTGTGTATTTTTGTGTAATTATTTAAATTAAGTGTTGTTTTTAAATATTTAAAAGTTATCTTTGTGATATAATTAAAAAATAGAATTATGAGTTATTCAATGAAAGGAAAAGTTAAGGTAGTAGGAACTACTTTACAGATTAGTGAGAAGTTCTCTAAGAGAGAGTTTGTAGTAACAGATGATACTAATATGTACCCTCAGGACATTCAGTTTCAGTTAACACAAGATAAGTGTAATCTTATTGATAGTTTGGTTATTGGTGATGAGGTGGAGGTTAGTTTTAATCTTAATGGTAGAGAATGGGTTAATCCTAAAGGCGAGAGTAAGTTCTTTAATACACTAGATGTATGGAAGATTAGTAAGATTGGTAGTAATGCTGTAAAGAATGCACAAGGACAAGGTTTTGAACCTAAAGCTAGTGTTATGCCAATAGCAGAAGAAGTTAATGATGATTTACCGTTCTGATAATATACTGATTATGAGTAAGTTAAATAAAGGTTTTAAATTATTTATCGGTGTCTTATTGATGCCGATAATGTTTTCTGTATTCGTTGCAGATAGATTAGTAGTTGTACCATTCGTTTGGTTAAAGACTGAATCACTTATGCAATGGTTAAGAAAGAATGATATGATTGTAGAAAGTGTAATCAGAGTAACGTTTGCTTTGGTTGTGTTATTAATCTTTAAATGGATATTCTAATGGAAAGTATTTTTAAAGTAGGAGATAAAGTATTTCATATTCAATATGGTTGGGGTACAGTTATTGAAGAAATTAATTGCTAT